TTGCTGGTTGTGGTTTCTTTTTTCTTAGTAGCCATTAGTCGATTTCCTTTTTTAGTTAAAGATAAAAACAGCCGCGCAGATAAACGCGATCACTACGCAACACTTATACGCAAGTACGATAAAGTTTTCTATTGCTCCTCTCCTAGTTGATTGACTGCCAAGCGGGACCGGACATAATTAGCCAAAGGCCCCGCGCACGTTCCATTTGTTCGTTTAATGTATAGCCGCCGTTATCAGTCTGGATCATGTGAATAGACTTTCTACCCAGCGTGTGAGTTTTCTCCTCGCCGTTGATCTCAAACGTGCGGCTATCGTGAGTATGGGTGGCGTAGTGGGTAAGGACATTGTACAAGGCCCATTTGTTTTTGCCCAAACCGCCACCTTGTGAGTAGTCGCGGCTGTACTCCTCCCACAAGTCATAGAGCGCATGAAACTTCTTAATGTTAATCTGTTCCTCGCGTTCAATGTTGTGTACTTTTTCCCGCTCTAGTTTCTTCTGTCCTACAGTTTCTTTTGGGCAAATGCTTTTAAGAAAAGCGCCAGCAGCAGCATCGGTGACGGGGGTATCCTTCCAAACCTTAAACCGCTCCACATTCTCGCGAAATGTTTCGAACACGGTATTAGCGGTGCGAAGTAGGCTAGCCGCGTCAAAATGTTTAGAATGTTTCACCTTGTTATATACTGCTTTGTCTCCACCAAACACCATGGAGTTCTCACAATAGGCGCGGTAAGCCCCGGCGAATTGCTGGAAAGCCCATTTCGAATTAACTGAATTGATTTGATCCGAGCGGCAGTACACCATGTCTCCACCGCCGGTCATGTCAACGGCCTCGTCCAGATACTGTATAGAGCGTTTAGCCTTCATGCCAAAGTCGGTGTACTCATCACGGACCAGCACGTTATCAGTAGGCAAGCTACTCTCCCGCAAAATGTCAGCATGCTTGCTAAACAAGTCTATATGATTTTCTAAGGTGTAGGTGGCGGAGACCGCGCTGGTATCTGCGAGACTCCCATCATGCATATAACGGAGAGCCTTACTACCCACAAGCTCTCTTCCGTCAGTATCAAACACCGAATCTTTGTACACCTCAAGCGGCGCAAAAAAATCTAGATCAAATATATTGTCATGTTCTCTAACGGCGGAAGCGGGTATTGGTCCGGTCGCCGCAATGTCGATTTGACCGGGGCTAACATAAACAACTTGGTTCATTTCTGGTTTTCCTATGTGAATTAAAAACGGGAGACCCATACAGCATATTTAAGGTAGTGTCAAATACTTTTTTAATCTGCACAATATAAATCCGGCGAGGGCGAAGGTCAGGGAGGAAACTTGGCCCCCGCCGGAGGGGTGCGGGTAAGGAGAACCAGAAAACCCCGCACAATCTATGGAGTAAGGAATACACTTTTTTTACAAGTGTAAACGATACACTTTTTTTATGGTAAATGCCGCAATATATCTTCCCATGCTAACATCATGCAGCTTCCCACTGTGCATACCAATAAGGTATGTCACGGTTTTTCCAATCGGCAAATTTGGACTTCTCACCTATGTAGTATGACCTGTAAGCTAATACAGTATCGTCAAGCGATGCCGAGTTTGGATTACATTTGTACTCATCAGGCATACACTGAGGCGGTGCTGAAGTTACTCCTGTAAGAAGTGTTTTCTTTGGTATGTTATCAGGTGAATAGTGTAGCCACTCTAATGTAGCTGCTTTGTGTACCTTGCCATACCTATGCGTGTACTCTATTCCTAACCACGCCCACAAGTCAGACAAGTAGTTGTAGTTACCGCGTCCTAGTCTTGCCCATGCCGTTGAAGGGTGGTTCTTGTACGCAATCTCATACAGTCCACGCTCATCACCAGCCTCATCACCATCTATTATTCTGTGTGCAGTAGATAGTATCTGTGCGTACTCTAGCACCATTTTGATTACATGTTTATTGCAATGCATTTCTGCAGCAATCTTTGGGTTCTTATCTAGATAGAATATATTCACTGCTGTTCCTCCCAACGTATATCTACAAGTTTAATGGCTAACGTTGTCACCACCAAACTCCTCTATTAAAAATTCTATTTCGTCATCATCTGCTAGATGAAGAAAATATTGAATTCGATCTTCTATAGCAAAGCTAACTAAACTACTCAGATCCCAACTATCAATCAGGTTTACAACAGCTTTTTCTATTTGGTCATTTCTATTGGTCATCTGATTTCCTCCCAACGTATATCTACAAGTTTGATGGCTAATATTTCTTTCTCACCTTGAGATACATTAGCCAAGTCTAAATCTACCATAGCCTCATTATATAATTCAGCTATCTTGTCTTCGTTACTTCCCTCAGTCTCAGGCACACTCATTTTGATTCTCCGTTGTGAGGGCGTGGTCCTAGCACGAAAAAACGCAGGGGTCAATAACTTTTTTATTCTGCTTAGACTAATCCTCTACGTTTTCTACCAGCGGTCCTAAGTAAGCAACCATGCGGTGGTGATCTACAAGTAAACTGGATAACAATCTTTTTGATATGGTTACACTTTTTTTACGTCCGTTACCATCTACAATTTTATGTGCTTGATGTAGTTCTGACTTTGAAGTCTCTAAACTTATCTGTCTCACTTACTTTACCTCAGTGATAACCCAACGTCCACGTTCTGCTAAGTGAGGAAAACGTCTAGCCCAATCTTTAGGATAGATACCTAACTCACCCTCATACTTCCATTCCCATCTAACAGTCTTACCGTCATAGGCGCGAGTGCTATACTCAGGCGGCGGTCTCTTGCTTTTACGGAATACACTTTTTTTACGGTTTACAGTTTTTTCTGACATTTTAATTCCCCAGTGTGTATATTGTAATACACAAGCTCTACTCCCAGTTTCTTCTGCACAGGACTTAGTTGTCTGTTAATCATTGTACCCGGCTTCCAATTAGCAGACTTAGAACGAAAAGACATAGTTTTAACTTCAACTAATCTAACATCCTTTGTCTCAGGATTTATAGCTACAAAGTCTACAGGGCCAGTATTGTTAGTTTCGTTATAAACATGGTAACCGTTATCTGCATAGTAACGCATCACACCCAGCTTTGACTGTAAACCCTTTTGTTCTTTTAAGTTCATGCTAATATCTCACACTGTAATCTTCTACCGCAGACTTGTAACCTTTGCTGGATTTACAAGTATCACATATGAACATAACTTTGTGCAACAGTTTTTCTTTTCCACAGCATAGACACTTTTTCACTCTGTACTGATCTTTATTCTTCATACTCTGTCTTGCTTCTTCTAATTGTTCTACAACTGTAGAAAAGTCTATACGCTCTGGCTTCTTCTCACCTATGTGAGTAAACATTTTACTGTATCTATTTAATATACTTATTACAGAGTTTCTTGTCATGTCCACTCCGTTGTAGCCCCTGTACTCAGGGGACATTACCTCTGCTATCTGACGGGCTGACAAACCACGCTCTCTGCTTAGTTGAAATATCTTCTCTATAAAATCCTCTGAATGTCTTTTCATACCCACCTACGCCTAACTCCTTATCGAACCAACAACGCGCACAAAGTCTTTTATTATATCTTACTACAACTGCTGTACTATCACACAAATCACATTTAGTTAAATTCATGTCTTATACCGTCTACTGTAAGTGAACTGACTGTTGACAGATTGACATTCCTGTACCCCTTGGCATAGTTGTCATACACAGTCATCATTTGTTTGTTGGTGTTACAGTCTCTGCCGCCTTTCTTGTGCTTCTCAACACCTAGACGGCCATTAATTTTGCGGAGACTACCATCCGCTTTGACAAACTCGATTGTAAAGAATTTATCCTGCACTGTGGCCTCGATTATCCGGCGCATCATGTCTGGATTCTCTGACCTGCTTCCGTATAGAGTGATCATGGCTGACCTCTGCTGTGAATGGAGATTGCACCTTACACCATGCTACTCCAATAGTCAAGTCATAATTCATTTGACAAGGAAGTCAATCCGTGCTAGGAGGTTTTTTGCCGTGTCCCGATATTGAGGATATTATATTAATGACTAATATAATTAAAGATTATATTTATAATCTAGATATACCTTTAGGTACTTCTAAGAGATTAGATTGTCCTGTATGTGGTGGTAATAATACATTATCTATAACACAATTCTCTGATTGTATAAAGTATTATTGCTTCCATGCTAGCTGTTCTGTAGCTGGTGTAATGAAAGAGGGACTAGGTGAAACATCATTCACTGCAACAAATGATTTCTTAAATAAAAACAATAGTGTAGGTTTGGAGTTAGAGAAACAGAACTGGCGTAAGCACAGTTTTCCTGTACACTTTTATAATTATATTAGAGATAACAATTGTACGATTGCGTTATCAAAAGGACTAGCTGACATACGTTATGACTACAAACGAGATAGAGCTGTATTTGTTGTAAAAGATAGAATGAAGATTGTGGATGCTGCTGGTAGATACATTGGCGGTGAGTCGCATAAAGGACCAAAGTGGTACAGATACGGTGGTAGTAAGCTACCTTATGTTTGTGGCAAACATAGACATGCAGTTATTGTAGAGGACTGTGCTTCTGCTACTGCTGTGTCTAATTTTGCAACTGGTGTGGCGCTACTTGGAACTTTCTTACAAGAGGACATGATTCCATGTTTAAAGGGTTTTGATAAGATTACTGTAGCATTAGATAAGGACGCATCAGATAAATCTGTGGACATAGCTATGAGATTAAACGCTGCGTATGGGGACATTGTAAGTGTCTCTGTATTGGAAAGAGATTTGAAAAGACTGACAGAGGATCAAGCAAAGGAGGCATTAAAGGTATGATTGATAAGGCTGTGCTTGTAGCATGTCTACAGAAGGACAACTTCAATCGTGTATCTGGTTTAATCAAGAAGGAGTATTTCTCAAAGGAGGTGGCTACAATAGTAGAAACAATTAGCCATCTACATAAAACATATGAAGGAGACTTATCATTAACTGACTTAGCATTAGCCCATGATGAGAGATACCCTGCTATGCCTGAAGCTACAAAGCAAAGGGCTGTACAACAAATAGAAGAGTTGAAGGGTGTGGTGGTAAACCCGGAGCTAGCAGGAAATGTTCTGCATAGTTTTTGGAAACGAGCCAAAGCAAAAGAGATAGGAGAAGAAGCACTTGATATTTTTCTTGGTAAATCTAGCGATACTTATTCTCTACTAACTAGTGTAGAAGAACTAAAGAACAATGAGGTAAAGGGATCAAAGACATATACTGTGCTTGAGGATAGTATAGCAGATAGTCTTGAGGAGTTTGAAAGAGATCCTGAGTTTATCTTTCCAACACAGATACGTGACTATGTACCGGGTATTGATCGACAAAATCTTGGTGTAATATTTGCACGTCCAGAGATTGGCAAGACAAGTTTCTCGGCTTGGTTGTCCGGCTGGTATGTGCGGAACAAGTTTAATGTAGCATACTGGGGCAATGAAGAGCCTGTAAAGAAAACAAGAATGAGAGTGGCTAAATCTATTACAGAACGCTCTAGATTAGAAGTGCTACAGGACAAAGATGGTTTCATACAGGATTATCAAGACAACATACTGCCTTACATATCTTTCATGGATTGTGTTGGTACATCAATACAAGAGATAGAAGATTATTGTTCTCGCAATGAGGTGGACGTTATTTTTATTGATCAACTCGACAAGATAAGAATAGATGGTGAGTTCTCACGCGGGGATGAGCGACTAAAGGAGTTGTATTGTAGGTCCAGAGAACTAGCCAAACGACATAACGTGGCGGTATGGGCGGTATCACAAGCGTCATACGATGCACACGGTAGAGAAAGTATAGATTATTCTATGCTCGACGGCAGCAAGACAGGTAAAGCTGGAGAAGCTGATATTATTGTGGGTATTGGTGTAGCAGAACATGAAGAGTTTAGAACTATTAAGTTTTCAAAGAACAAGATAAACGGTTGGCACGGGTCGTTGGTTTTACGGCGAGACGGTGATAGAGATATCTTCTCATGATCACTGTGCTCGACATAGAAACCACTATGGACTTTGAAACATCAAGCTCCTCACCTTATGATGGTCAACAGATTGTGTTTGTAGGTTACAGGAGTTTTGTTGAGGATTTGTCTGTTGTTGAAACAAATCAACTGTTTTTCTTCCACAATCAATGCGAACCTACACCCCATGCTAAAGATAAGCTACAACGTAAATTAGATGAAACAACATGTTTAGTCGGTCATAATCTAAAGTTTGATTTGCAGTGGTTGAGAGAGTGTGGTTTTAAATACGATATGTTTTTGTGGGATACTATGGTAGCAGAGTATCTACTTAGTAGAGGTGTTAAAACATCTATCAGTCTTGCAGAGTGTGCTAGACGCAGAGGTTTATCTGAAAAACGTGTAGACCTTACAGAAAAATACATCAAGGATAAAGTATCTTATGAGGATATGCCATCTGATATTGTAAGAGAATATTGCATGGCTGATGTAAATACCACATCAGAGCTAGCACAACAACAGCTAAAAGAATTAAAAATGTCTTGGCCTAATAAGGAGAGTCTTGTTTGAAACAAGTAGTAAAACTGAGCATGGATATGCTGGACGCTCTGATAGACATAGAAAGAGCGGGGATAAAAATATCAAATGAAAAGCTGGCAAAAATTAAAGAAGACTATCAAACAGAGTATGATCAGTTGTACAGTGACCTTATGGATATCGCTGAGATTGCTATGGGCGACACTCCAATCAACCTCGATAGTCCTGATGATCGTAGCAAACTACTATACTCTAGAGAAGTGGTGGATAAAACTGCGTGGAAAGAAGCGTTCAACATAGGAACTGAGCAACGCGGCCACACTAAAAAACAAAAGCGTAAGACAAAGATGTCTCCTACAATGTTTAAGGAGACAGTAAAACAATTAGCTCCTGTGTTTCGCAAAACTAGAGGACAAAGGTGTGAAGACTGCGGCGGCACAGGGCGCAAGAGAAACAGATTAAAGTCTGGCGAACTAAGTAAAAACTATGTGAAGTGTAAAACTTGTGGCGGCACTGGCGTAGTATATGTACAGCTTCACGAACCAGCAGGTTTAAGAGTCATACCCCGTGGCCCCCAAGACACTGCGGCTGCAGGTTTTAGAACAGATAAAGAAACTTTGTCAGAGATACGATTGGAACTGGAGGGTAAAGCAAGAGAGTTTGTAGATAAATATACACGTTACTCAATGATTAGAACTTACTTAAACACTTTCGTAGATAGCTTGGAGAAATATCAAGATGATAGAGGCTTTATACATCCTAACTTTAATCAATGTGTCACCGCAACTGGTAGGTTATCCTCTAGCAGACCAAATTTTCAGAATATGCCTAGAGGCGCAACTTTCCCTGCGAGAGAAGCTATCGTGTCAAGATATGATGGTGGCTTTATACTAGAGGGTGATTACTCGCAACTAGAGTTCCGTGTAGCAGGTTACCTATCAAAAGACCCTGTAATATATGAAGAGGTAAAGAGTGGTTTCGACGTTCACTCCTACACTGCCGAGATCATGGGCGTTAGTCGTCAAGATGCTAAAGCTCATACATTCAAGCCGCTATACGGTGGTGTGCTTGGGACTAATCGGGAGATGGCATACTACTCTGCCTTCCGTAACAAATACCAAGGCGTAACTGAGTGGCACGATAAACTACAGGAAGAGGCGGTAACTACAAAACAAATAGCCTTACCATCTGGTAGGGAATACGCTTTTCCCTATGCAAAGTACACTAGATATGGTACAACTGTGGGTGCAACATCAATAAAAAATTACCCAGTGCAGGGGTTTGCCACGGCAGACCTACTACCATTAGCTCTCATAAGGCTTCACAAGTCTCTGAAGGCTATGCAGAAACCAGTGCCAAAAAGCAAAATCATCAACACTGTTCATGACTCAATCATTATGGATGTTCATCCAGATGAGAAGGATTGGATGATTAATTTATTGAAAAGGAGTATGTTGTGTATACCTGAAGAATGTAGTAGAGAATTTGGTATTGACTTTGATATGCCTATAGAGATAGAACTAAAGATAGGCAAAGATTGGCTTAATCTAGAGGAGCTAGAAATATGAGCGATATAATTACTATGGAAGATCTGAACGAAGAGAACATGGCTAAACTTGCAGCTATGGTCGGTCAGACAGAAACACGCGCTACCACCACACAAGGGTTACCGCGTTTAGCTATCGAACAACAAGCAGACAATGATGATGGTGAGCCGCTACCAAAAGGCAGCTTTCGTATTCGTCTAGACAACAGCACTGTATATGCAAAAGAGATTACCGTGCGAATGTTTGTTCGTTACTACTCCTATGATCTGTGGAATCAAAGCTCACCAGAAGATAGTATAAGAACCGTTCTTGCACCGTCTTTGAGTGATGACTTCCCAGACACAAGCGGTGGTATGAAGTGTGGTAAGTTAAGTAAGCAAGAAGTAGAGAACCTTGCACCTAACTCTCTTGAACATGCTAAACAGAAAAGCATTAAATGCACACAGGTTGTATATGGTGTGATTACTGGAGCAAAAAATGCCACGGACAACGCTGGTGAAACCGTTGATTTAGCTGGCACTCCGTTTATCTGGTCAGCCCGTGGCTCTGCATTTATGCCAGTGGCTAACTATATCCGTGAGGTCCCGTCGAACAAGATTATCTTTGGTCAAAAGGTAAACATTGCCACTAAGCGTAATAAGAACGGTGGTATTACTTATTACACGCCTGTGTTCGATAAGCCTCAAGCGGTGAAGATATCTGATGAGGATGTTGAAACTCTTAATACTTTTATACAAGATATTGAGAGGGCAAACGAGCGCGTTCTAAAGATGTACAATGAGCGCAAAGAAAATGTTCTAGCTATGGATGATCTTGATGTAGCAAAAGCATTGGAAAACGCAGAGGCCATCTAATGACCTCAATGCTGTTACATCAAGTACAGCATTTCCTAGAAAAAGCGTCGAGGGGTGAAGGCGAAGGTCTTCCCCCTCATCTCATCAACGAATTTAAGGAGATGTGTGGCTCCGCTATAGAACGTCAGTTTAGTGAAAAGCGTGGTTCAAAGGTACGTATGTCTGGTGTGGGTAAGCCCCTATGCCAGCAGAAGTTATCCGCAAGAGATGACATAGAAGAAGATGTAGATTACACCTTGGTCATGAAGTTTCTATTTGGAGACATTATAGAAGCTATAGCAGTTACAGTAATGAAGGCTGCAGGTGTAAACATACAGAGTGAACAGGAAGGTGTAAGTCTAGAGATAGGCGGCACAACATTAAGTGGCACCTACGATGTAAAGATAGATGATAAGATTTATGACATAAAGAGTGCCGCTCCCGGTGCATTCTCTATGAAGTTCGCGGCTAATCGCGGTTACAACAACATCAAGAAGGATGATGTGTTTGGCTACGTACCTCAAGGGTATCTGTACGCAGAGGCTGCTGGTTCAACATTTGGTGGTTGGATAGCTATCAATAAAGCCACAGGTGAGTGGGCTGTATGTGAAACACCGCTGGTACAGGATGATGATAGAGCAGCAGCACTACAATTAGCCGATAAAAACATACGCAGTGTTCTTGGCGAAGAAAAGTTTGAGCGGTCTTTTGCTGATATACCTGAGACCTACAAAGACAAAGCAACAGGAACATTGAAAAGAACAGGTAACAGACTAATGGATAGAACCTGTTCTTACTGCGGCTTTAAAATGCACTGCTGGCCTAACGCTGC